GAATAACTTCAAATTTATGATCATGCCAGCATGCAGCATCAAAGAAAAATTCAGACTTGTAACGAGCATCTAACATTTTTCTTTCTTCACTATTTCCAACTACAGGGGGCAACTGATCAACATCACCGATCATGATTAATTTCAAGTGATTGAATCCGTTTTTTTCAAAGAACCAAAAAATTTGATCCATAATGTCAGCCCGGCACATTGAAACTTCATCAATCAAAAGAAAATCCGCTTTGTTGAATAATCTTCTTTTATCAATTTCCGCTTGATGCCACATGTCAACAGCCATGCCATCAATAGCAGGGCGTAGGTACTTCACAGAGCCTTTAGATATTGGTCTTGCAGGAAATTGAAACAGGCTGTGAATAGTTTGACCGCTTACGTTAACGGCTGCAATACCTGTTGGTGCTGTGACTAAACACTTACCGGGATTATGCTCAATGAATTTTCTAATCAGTGTTGATTTACCTGATCCAGCTGGTCCAGTTAAGAATGAATGAACTGATTTATCATGCAGTCTTTCCCACGCATAATCTAAATTGTCTTCTTGTGTCATGGTCTTTTATTTGTTTATTAAAACATTTTTTGTTGAATTGTTAATTGATGAAATCTCTTCATTAATTTTTTAAAATACACTTCATTTATTTCACACCCTACTAAATCTAATTCAGCATAATGACAAGCTATTGCAATAGAACCGCTGCCTAAATGAGTATCTAATATCTTATCGCCTTTATTAGCAAATTCTTTTAATAAATAATTATATAATTGAATTGGCTTTTCAGTAGGATGAAATCTATTCTTATTAGTATTTAAATTGCCATAATAAGCATATTCAAATACTTGAGCATTTTTATCAAAAGAAGACCATGCAAATTCACACCTGGCAAATTGTTTCAATGGTTGTTTTTTATCCCAAATAATAAAATGCTTATGAGGTGGAAGTTTAAAATAATTACCTCCCCAAATTATTTGATTTTTAGAAACCCTAAAAAGCTCATTGAAATAATATTCAGAAGGCGCTACATTCCATTCACTTGCATTACCGTTTATATTTCTTCCTTTCAAATCACCCCACCCGTATGGCGGATCTACGATAGCTAAATCGAAATATTTATCTGGAAAAGATTTCATTAAATCCATGTTATCGCAATTTCTTAAATCTATCATTGAAATAATCCTTTATTACCTTTACTTATTTTAGCTCTTTTTTCTTCAGCAATAAATTCTGCTGACACTTTTAAAATGTGTTCACGTCTTTCAACTTCATCCATTTCAATGATCTTTCCTTCTTCATACCTCAGATAGATAGATTCAAAAAACTCTAGTACCGTTAAGAAATTTTTATCTGAACTGAATTTCACTATCAACCCTTCACCTCTATTTTTTATGTAGTGCTCAACATGAAAAATAAATTTGTCAGGGCTGTCTGTCAAATCAGAAACAATATACTTTGTGTTGTCCTTTGCCTGAATGAAATCAACAATGGCTTTGTAATACGGTTCATCTATTACCATAAATTCAATTGATTAGTATCAGAAGAAGGTGTTTTCTTTGCTGTTCCAGAAACCCTGTTGCTTTTCTTCACTGAACTTTTTTTTTACATTATCAGCAGCCTTTTGCACTAATTCTATTATTCTTTCATTTACATCAACAGGCTGAACTTCATTTTTTAGGTGCCATTGATCTTCAATACCTGCTTCATCGTCATTAGGAGTTATTTTTTTTATATTCTCAAATATAAAACGCTCTTTTAATTCATTGTCACGAGTCAGCACAGCAATCGTTTCTGCATCCCGGTCAATGATTGAATTGGCTTTATCTACTTCAGATTGTAGGCCAGACAACTCTATTTTTTTATTATCAATAACCGTTAATAATTGCTGAATCTCCATAACGTGAGAAGACATTTTGCCTTCATAATCATCTTTAACTTGCCTTAATAGATCAGCATAATCTCTTGCGTATGCATTTTTTATTTTATCAATTTCAGCACCGGATATTGTTGAATTTGATTCTTTATTTATTTCATTGGTAAAGTGAAACACAGAGATAGGCACAATCAAAGCAATTGCAAAAGCAGGTATTAATCCCCAATCCCATCCTATTGTATCAGCGTAGTAATAGCACGCTATGCCTACTTCAAAGACTGAATAACACTTTGCTACAAAGAAATTTTTACGTAGGGTATAGATCATGATAGAGGCTGACACGATGATTGCAACCCCGGCTGATGCTATTTCTCTGTATGGTGAAGAAAACACAGAAAAAGAATGATACACATAATACGTATTTGGTGCTTGAAATATTACTGTGAATATTGCAACATACAAAATGAACGCATTCGATTTTAGAAAGTCGAGTAACTTGTTTTCTTTTATCATAATTTCAAAAATTAGAATTTGACATGAAAGAAAGATCCCTTTGCATCATCGGGATCAGGAAAGATCCCTTTGTGATCCCTGCGCTCTACAAGTTCTTTTATTACATGTTGAGGGGAATTTGCGAAATGTCCAAATTGAACAATATCACCTTTTTTCATTTCTCCCTTATAAAACCCAGTTGCCTCAATAGCTGATTGAGTATACTGATCTGTTTCAGGAATTTTTACAGCTTGTGTTTTTACTGTGTGGTACAATCCATCAAATAGAGGGGTGCCCCATGCAGTCATTACTATTACTTTAGTCATGATTTTGTTTTTGTTTTATTGATAAATATGAATCTATTAAATTCTCGTATTTTTTCCTTGCCTCAATCATTGCTTCATCGTCAATGTTGAAAATAACGGTGTAGGTATTGAACGGTGCTTTTTTACAGATACCAAAGAAAATGAATTTTTCAGCCTTTGTGCCGTCCATATAAAACACCGCCTGTCTATCGTACCCGTATTCAAAAATAGATGCTTTGAATTGAGCTAATGAAGTGCAATCAGTGCTTTTTGCATCCCCTATGATCTTTCGTACCCATAGGTCAATTTTGCCTTTACAAGCCATGTCATAGCGTTCTTCAGTCCACGTATGTACCTGTTCCAATCGGGCTGCAAAATCGTTTCTAAGCAGTGAATAAATAGTGTTTGCGTTCATGGATTTTACCATGTTTTCAATCTTGTATTTATTAACTAAATATAAAGAATCAGCTTCAGCTATTTTTGATTCGTAATATTCTGGCTCAAACAAGGCTTCATGCAGTTGATTGCCAAAGTCAAGAGTTTCTTGTTTGCAGAAAAATTCCGGTTCGCCTCTCAATTGTCTGGCTACTGCTGAAAGTCCACTATTGCTGATTGCCGGGATTTTAAAGTATGGATCGCTTTGCATCTAATTATTATATTGAACAAGTAAACTAAATACACCATCCGATGATGTATAATGCATTGACACAATAGAAAGATTCATTTTAGTTCTTTTCCATTGGTAAAAATCTTCTCTGATTTTACCGGGCGTATTTTCTTTCAAAGAAACGCTGAATATTGCTATTTCCATTATCTTGAAACGTTTGAAAGCTTATCGGTTATTTTAACGCCTGGGATTTCTCTGCATCCGGCCTTTACGGCTTCTTTGATTTTCTTTTCATCGAATGTTTTGTATTCATCCGGTAGCAAAGACATATCAATGCTTGTGAAGTCAGCCTGATAGGTACGCATAACTGAAGAAGGTTTTTCAACCATTGAGTTTTTCAACTCAGTTTGCATTTGAACATTCAACACTTCATTGGCATGTGAATCAGCAAGCATTTCGTTTATAGAATCTTTTTTAGCTTCTAATTCCTGCTGTTCCGCTTTAATTTTTTCCTGCTGTTCCGTCTCTAATTTTTCAGCAGCTTCTTTGTTTTTCAAAGATAATTCATGAAGCTGTAGCAATTCCGCTTTTCTATTTTGAAAAAGCGTTTTGCATCGGTCAAGCATTGCCATTGCATCAGGTAGAAATTCCTGATATACTTCTACTGTTAACTTCCCTTGATTTAATAATTCAATACTAGTATCAATATTTTCACATGTAGCTGCTGCAATTGAAGTAAGTACATTTCTTTCAAACTGAATGATTTTGTTGGAAATGTTTTGCACCCGGTCTTTTTCATCCTGAATTTTCTTCAGTTCTGCTTGCCTATCCGCTTCAATTTTATCCTGAAGTTCTTTTGCCTTCCGATCTTTTTCAAGTTGGTAATCGGTCGCTCGTTTGTTTTGCAGTTCAACCAAATCAGAAAGTTTTTTGAAAGTGCTTCTTTCTAAATTAATTAAAGCTTTGTCTTCTTCCTTCAATCCTGAAGCCATTAGGAGGCGTTCTGACCCACCCGTTTTGATAAGGGTCTTAGCCTTCTTCAATGACCCGTTAACCTTCTGAAGGTCTTCATCCGTCTTGATAGGAGGCAATGAAGTAAGTTCATTCTCTAGTACCTCTATTTGATTGGTAATTTCTGGATTGAATTCCTTACGGATCAGAATCGCTTTGAATCCTTGGGGGATTGCAATAATAGCACTTGATCTAATATTGGATTCAGATTTCAATGCAGCGTAATCGACACCTTGTTCTGTATCTTGTGGTTCATTCAAATGCTTAAACGGATCTTTTTTTGTCATGGTTGTATGGGTTAATTATGCAAGTAAATTATATACATCAGTCATTTTTACAACTGGAAGTTCTTCTTTCTTGAACTTATTATAAAATTCCTGACACTTTTCAAAATCGAGTTTTTCAATTTCGTTTATGATACCCACAGCTTCGGTGTACTTATCGGATAAATCCTGAGTAGAAGCAAGAATTACCCCGTGGAGCGTTGTTGCATTTTCTTGTGTTTCATCGAACATCTGAACGCTAACAAGTCCCAATGTGCATGGTGAAATGTCCGTTAATCCGGTACGCATTGAATCGAAAGAAAGAATTAAATGAAACTGATTGTTTTCTTTTACTAAGAACATAACTTTAATTATTTAATTTAATGATTAACAAATTAGCATTAAATAAATTTAACATCAAAATATTTTATTAAATTTATTTTAGTACCGGATAGCGGAATCGAACCGCTGTAATGGATATCAGTCACCGTCCTGCCACTAGACGAACCCGGAAAGATTTTACTCTGCTGAAGGTGTTAGCATAAGCCTAGGCTCACTAAACCATTCACTTCTAACAACATTACTTGATGTAGCATCAGCTTCAACCTGATATTGAATTTGTCCGATACTTTCACAACGTGCTGTAATAGTACCTTTTAAACCAGTTACTGTTTCAGTAACTTTTGCATACATTTCAAATTTGAATATTGGAGTTTCCATTTTTGGGGTTTCGATTGGTTTATATCGAAGCACCGGGGACGGGGATCGAACCCGTGTTACCTACAAGTACCCAATACTTCCCGGTGTCATTTATTTATTGTACGCTCTTAAACATACTAGGCGTTTGCCCGTACACCGGAAGTTTACCGTCCCACTTCTCAATAAATTGTTGCTGAACAATCAAAGGGGTCAACGTTTGCTGTTTTGCTCTGTAAGCATATGCTTCTGCATCAGCCTGTATTTTTAACGCTGTGGCATCACCTTCAGCCTTGGCTATCTTCTTACGTGCTTCAGCCTCGGTGGTCTTCACCTCGTTATCAATTTGCATGGCATGCTGTACGGCTGTATTCTTTGCGTTCACCGCTGCAATAATTGTTGCCGGGTATTGCAATCCAGAAGTTAAATTTTCTAAGCTGATACCGTCTGATTTTAGCTTTCTTCTTAATAAGTCCTCTACACCCTTTTCAAATTGAGCCCGGTGAGATATTACAGAATCAGTTTTAAAGCTATTGAATACTATACGATAAGCATCCTGTGTATAGGTGTAAACCGTACTTTCAAACACCTTGTCAACATCTTTCCTGTATTTTCTAAAGATATGAGGCGTTGAGCCAGGGATAACCTTCAATGATATTTTAGGATCAACCACAAATTCTGAACCGTCTTTATCATTTACGGTGAACGGATCGTAATCAATTGTTTTTACATACAAATCAGTTTCATAAACTGTTTCTGTAAAGGGGTTGTACCACACACGACCAGCAGCCAGGGCAATGTCCTGAACGCCTTTTGAACTCCCGTAGTCCTGTACTAAAATCCCTTCAGCACCTCCATCAATACGGGTGCTACACGAAGACAAAAAACATGAAATAATTGTTGCAATTGCGAAAGCATAAATTACTTTTTTCATTTTTATTTATTTGGGTTTAGTTAATACGTATTATTTTTTGCTTCTTTTTTTCTTCTATCTTTGTCAAGATCGCATCCAATAAGAAGGGCAGCAATAGAAAACATAACATTCATCATGTAGAAAAAAAGAAAACTAACATGATCTAATTCAGACAAAGCAATCATGTACCCCGTCCAAAGAATAAATTGCAATGTTATAAGCAACCTTGTTGCTATTTTATACTTACTTATCATTTTCTCTGATCTTTATGAATTTGCCATAGAGCAAATTTAGCGCAACAATATTGCAGGCAACCCATAGGCACAAACAGGTTAAGCCTAACAGCAATTGAATATCACTTTTTGCTGATACCAGTGAAGCAATTTCAGTGACACAAAACATTTGAATCACAACCACCGGGATGAATGACATCAGGCAGTAAATAAGGAATAGATTTTTCTTTTTCATGAAACTTTTTGTTTAATAAAACTTTTAAGGTGATCTATATTTTTAACAGGTAAAGTACTTGTTGATTGTAAAAACCATTCAGGAAGAAGGTCAAACGCTTCTTTAAATCCAGCTTCTAATTTAGCAATAGTTCCAAAAGACTGAATTGCTAATTGTATTTCTTCACGGTTTTTATTTATTTCCTTGTGTTTTTGATCGAATTGATCAAGCATTTTTTGAATTTTAATTGCATCCTGTTTTTCAAGTTCTTCAACCTTCATTTGATTATAAGAATTTGAAGGACAATTAAGTTGAATATTAGCATGCAAGGCTACATACAAACTTCTTCTTTGAAGGAAGTATTCAGGGTTTGATTTGAATGCATTACGCACCGCTAATGGCACTAATTTAAGTGCATATTCATTTGCTAATTTTTCAATTTCAGCGCGCAAAGCATTATTCTTTTCAATGTGTGGTTGACAGATTTTGTTTGCTACTTCCTGAGCAACTAGTTTTGTGATTTTCATGGTCATGGTTATAAAAGTAAAAGTGAATTTTTCAAACCCCTATCATTGCCGTGTTGGTAGACCTGACTTATGATAGAGGCTAGGTAACGACCTTCTGAAGTTACCCTATTGTTCCGGCAGTGAGTAGCAAACCCTGCTGCCGGAGTATCACGCATTGAGACCAATATTTAACCCTGTATATCCGTTCCAAGGTACGTGATTTTGTTAGAGCTAAAACGGCAACCCCTTCTTTTTAGCACCCGTTGTAGCTGCTGTAGCCTGAGTACTTGATTGTGAAGTTGATGCAGGTGCTTCACCTCCTAAAGCTTTGTACTCGTCAGAAGATTTAATTTTATTCTGAATAAATTCAGGCAAAGAATTAAATACTTCTGTTTTGAACGGAGGATTGAAATTGAACAATGTGCTTTTGTTTGATTGTGCTGGTACTTCTAAGCCGTCTGGCAAAGGCGTAACAGTTGCTATATCATTGTATTGGTTACCGTTTCCGGAAGTCTTAACAACAATATTAGCCATGCACTCACATCCCAATAATTTAACAACATTGAATTTTTTCGCTTCTTCCTTTGAAGCAAACGGTTCACCCCTCCAAGATTCTAACATCTTTTTGAAGTTGGAATTTCCCATTGAAAACGTGTATTCTTTGTACACAACAAATGGTTCTTCACCTTTTGCTTCATTGAATACGTGTCTTTGCTTGGGTAATTCAAAACCAATACGGATAAGTTTTTTTCTTACCGGATTACCCTTGAAAGTAGTGTCAATTGTTCCAATCAGAACAACACTTACACAGATAGCAGGATGATTGCCAGCAGGCGCAAGGGTAAAACTACCCACATCACCATGCATTTCTTCACCATCAAATTCATCAACAATTTCATTTTTATCAGACATATCAATCGTGCCATGTTTAACCGCATGGCTCGGGTTTAGTTAAATTTATTTATGATATAGTTAATGCCTCCATACATGTAACATGATGAAGAAAGTATTATTCCTATTAAAATTATTTTATTCATATTATTTAGCTAAAGAAAGCAACTTTCTAAACTCTTCTATCCAATCCAATGTTAATTTCAATGGTGAATAGTTTTCAGGCGTTTGGCCCTTTTTGAATTGCAAAAACCATATTTCAGCAGGTCTTCTGGAATCAGGAACAAGACCCGGTATTTCGGTATGCCTTACACCCTTTACGTTTGCGATAGTTCCCAGCAAACACGCACATTCCCCTTCATATACAGAACCGTTAATTTTACCTGCATTGATAGAATCAACAAGACCTTGAATCTCGTGAGGGGCATGTAATAATATCGCCCATATATCGTGTTTGAACCCACCAAGGTCAGCATCACCAAGGTTAGCATCACCAAGGTTAGCACCACCAAGGTTAGCACCACGAAGGTTAGCACCACCAAGGTTAGCACCACGAAGGTCAGCACCACCAAGGTTAGCATCACCAAGGTCAGCATCACCAAGGTTAGCATCACCAAGGTTAGCATCACGAAGGTTAGCACCACCAAGGTTAGCACCACGAAGGTTAGCACCACCAAGGTTAGCACCACCAAGGTTAGCACCACGAAGGTTAGCACCACGAAGGTTAGCACCACCAAGGTTAGCATCACCAAGGTCAGCATCACCAAGGTTAGCATCACCAAGGTTAGCATCACGAAGGTTAGCACCACCAAGGTTAGCCTTTGCGGTTATTGCAGCTAAAAGTGTTTCTTTTACTGTGTTGTTCTCTTTCTCATATTCAAAAAGCAGAGAACCATACCAAGTTTTAATCTGTATTTTTATCATGTCATGGGTTGTTTTAAATGATGATGTAAACTAACATTAAATTATTTTAACATCAAAATATTTTATTAAATATTTTCTAATAATTTTTTATCTTCGTAAGGTTTAATGAATTTCTTCAATAAATTCACCTTATCCCATGTGATAGCATCAGGTTTTAGATTCATGAATAAGCTCAAATTCTCCTGACTCAAATTTATTTGAGAAGAAATAAATCCCTGTTTCAATCCTGAACGTCTAATCTTGTCAATCACGTCAACCGCTTCTTCGTATAGATCAGCATCAATTTCTTTGTATTGTATTTTCTTTTTCATAATTAGTAATTAAAACGGTAAATCATCATCCATGTCATCAGGCTCTAAAGATTTACGGTCTTTTTCTAGTTGCTCTTTGAATGATTTTATTTGATTCATGATCATTTTTCTGTCATGTAATAGCTTTTCTGCATGATTCAGAGTTTCTTCAACATAATGGCTTAACGAAGGAAGGTTTTCAATCTCTGTAATTATCTTGTCTAATGCATTTTGCTTGCTTGATAAGTATAATTCAGAAAATTGATTCTGTATTTCAGATAAAATAATCAAGGCTTCTTTATTATAAAAAGATCCATTTATATTAAACTTCTCTTTCATGAAATCAATCGTATCTCGATCAATTTCAACTTCGAATTGAATTCTTATTTTTGTCATGGTGTTTTTTAGTTTTAATAATGTAAATGTATAATAATATTTTTTAATGTCAAAATATTTTATGATTTTTGTTTTATGGATATAATCATAAAGAGCAAAGCAAAATCCTTGACAGATCGCTACGGACTTAAGAAGTTTAAATTGCATCCTCATGTTAGAATAAGATTACAGAATCAAATAGAACAAGCAATAACATCTGCAATTAAACTTGACAATAGGCTTGAATTAATCAGAATGGAACGAGCTTCACGAGCAGGCGTGCAAACAAAAATAGAAGAAGGTCAAATATTTGTACCCAAAAAAGAAACCCGGGCTGAAGTAGTCCGGGTTTTGATGAACTAGCGCCATGACTCGCTTCGTTTATCCGTTTAGTCAAGATCGGAGAGATCAAGAGTTGGTCATTAATAGGGACTGCTATTTATACTTAAATTCCGATTCTTCCAACCATTGGGTGATATATTTTTTGAAGTCTTCAAACGTCCGGCACTCCAATACGCAATTTCCGGCACGTCTCAATATTTCCTGTTCTTTCAATTGTTCCGGTGAATGTCTCCCGGTCTTTGGCTTCTTTAGCTCAACATAGAGCGATGCAAAGTATTCCCCCTCTCTATACGACGGTAAAGCAAAATGAAGGTCAGGAACGCCCTCTTTTACGCCCATAGCTTTGAGCTTGTTGGCCTCGACCATGTTCCTTAATCCCCCGTTTGGAATGTGGTACATCAGCCCCCTGCATAATGGGAATGTGTTGTGAAACCACGCAAAACATTGTGCCTGCAATGAATCTTCAGAATCCAACAATACCCTTGTATTACCTTTTTTCCATCCATCCATAAATAATACAATTTATGTTTCAAAGGTACTATATTTTCATTAATAATGAAATATTTAATAAAAATGAAACTTTTAATATAAGCACCTGATTATCAACGGTCACAATAGACACAAAAAATAGGTTTCACTTTTTTACAGATTGTGTCTGCATTATTCCATTATTTTAAAAATTAACTACTTTATTATTAATATATTATATATTCTTAAATAGTAATATTATTATAATAATTAATAGTAGACACAAATGACACACAGATATTTCACTCAGGTAATTTTTGATAGCATAGAATTTTACTACAACTGAAATCCACTGTGTCTTTTGTGTCTATTTTGTGTATTACACATATGTGCCTGGCATTGTTGCCGTTAAGGGTCACAAAAAAAAGTTTCAAAAAGGTTACAAAAGGTTTCAAAAATGTGCTAAATTTCACTATATTTGAAATATGGATGTAAAAAAGTTAATGCTGCGCTGGCTTGATGAATATCCTTCTTTTTCTGAAGAATATAGGAAAATTCATAAAGTTCATAAGTCAAGGCAAAAAAAAGGGAAACTATCAATTAAAATGCAAACAGCAATAGTTGCTGAAAAGTATTTCAATGTTGATCCTATGCCTCAGCATATTTTATTGTACAATTGCTGGGTAACTTTAATGCAGTGGGATGAATTACCACTACCGATGCAATTCAAGTACAAAGAAGCTGCTGAATTATTCCTAAAATCAATATCTCTTGAATCTTATTCAGAACGTCTATTTTACATCTCCCTGGAAAATGATTACCCAGCAGTAAAAGAACTTATAAAGGATAAAAAATGCATCCTACTAACAGTAAACGAGTGCTTCAAATACATTCAGGATAATTTACATACAATGCCTGAAGATTATTTAGAACGAAATGCCAAATTTATACGTAAATTAGGTAATAAAACACTTTCGCAATCATTAGTGATTTCATTCATCAGTGATTTTGGTTTCAAGGAAGTGATGAAAAATTCAAACGTCTACGGAAAATATTTATAACATGGCAAAGACAAAAATTCCAAAAGAGCCTAAGAAAATGGGCAGGCCAATTGTCATTACAGAAGAAGTAGTTGCAAGGATTTGTGAAGAAATATCAACTAAGCCTGTTTCTTTAAAAACCATTTGTACGCCAAAAGACATGCCAGCAGTTTCAACTGTTTGGGATTGGATAAGAAAAGATCAAGACTTCTCGGACAGATACGCGCGCGCGAAAGAAGCACAGGCCAATTTGCTGGCTGAAGAAATTCTTGCAATAGCTGATGATAACAGGGGTGATGAAGAAACTCGTTTTGATCAAGACGGTCAAGCTTACACCGTTGAAAACAAAGAATACGTTAACCGCTCAAGATTAAGAATTGATGCCCGTAAATGGCTAGCAGCAAAATTGCTTCCTAAAAGATTTGGTGATAAAGTCGAAATAGAAAGCAATAACACCAACACAAACACTAATCATAATACGAATGAAACCTTTGTAAAATTTGAAGTTGTACCACCAAAACCAGTTGACTAAATACCATGAAAAAAATAATTATTTTATTACTCGCAATTGTATTATTTTCTTGCAATAGAAAAGCAGAAGTAAGTCCTGATTCAAATAGCTATACAGTAACTATTGATTCCAATGATCCATATGAATGTACTGTTAATGGATCATCATTCTATGGAAGGGGTTTAACATACCATTACTATGCTTTTATTCCTGGCACAAGTGTGAATATTGATTCAGATAAAGTTGTTGAAATAAGAGTTTACAAAAATGGAGTACTTTTTTATTTTGAGAATAAAGAATCTTTTTATTTTATAGCTCAGTAATGGTTGCACTACCTGTAAAATGTACCAAAGTATTAACTCAGAATTACGAAGCGATTTATGCTAAGAATGAAGACGGCACACGTAAGTACAGGTACATAATCAATACGGGTGGTTCAAGATCATCAAAGACTTATTCCCTCATTGACATCATAGATGATTATTGCCGTGACAATAAAAATAAACGTGCAACGGTTTGGCGTGATACAAAAACAGATTGCAAGAAGACAGTACTGCATGATATACTGAAGCACCTAAAGACCACTAACAGGTATGAAATAGGTTTTAAGTTAAATAAGACTGAATCAATTTTACAGTATAGTACTGATTCTACTTTTGAAATTCATGGTACTGATGATGAAGTTACGGTACACGGATTAACTCAGGATTTAGCATGGTTAAACGAGCCATATAAAATTTCACGTGCAACATTTGATCAGATAGATCAAAGAACTGCTGATTGCATCATCATTGATTGGAATCCTAAACAGTCACATTGGATAGATGATTTATTGAATGATCCACGTACCATTGTTATTCATTCTACATTTTTAGATAATCCGTTTTGTCCTGAAGAAAGTAGAATAAAAAATCTTTCTTATCAACCTGTAGGCTTCTCCTATGTAGTATTGAATAAAATGATTGAAGAAGTTGCAGCAGAAAATTACAATTGCGCTGAAAACAAATTAAACTTCAATCAGGTACAACTAAAAGAACTCGCAAGGTGTCAGGAGAACGAGCGCAAGCGCACTGCGGATGCGTTCAATTGGTGTGTGTATGGATTAGGTACTAAAGCAGAAAAACCAAATAGAATATTTAGGTTTGAAGAAATACCATTGCAGAAATTTCTTCAGCTACAGGAGAAGTCATACTACGGTGTCGATTGGGGTGCATCCGATCCGTGGGGAATCATAGAAGTAAAATATTATGATGGTGCTTTATATGTTCGTGAATTAAATTACATTTCAGAAAACTTATTACGTGAAGGTCTAACTATTACACAACGGGCACAGCTGGCAGGTGCTGATGAAGGTTTAGTAAGATGGCGTTTCAAACAATTAGGCATCAGTACCAAATCAGTTGTTGTATGCGATAACAACCGTGAAGAAAAAATAAAAGCATTGCGTTCTATCGGTTATGATTATGCAATTGCAGCTATTAAGCCACCGGGTTCAATCCTTGACGGCATTGATTTACTGAAAGACTTAAGGGTATACTTTACATCAGACAGTACGAACTTCAAACATGAACAACAGAACTACAGCCGGGAGGTTGACAAATACGGTGTGACACTGGATGAACCAGAAGATGCAAACAACCACTTAATTGATCCTTTGCGATATGTTGCACAATTTCTGAGAAAAGCAGGTATTATTAAAAAAGTTTAGTATTTTTATACAAAATTATATAAATGAGCTGGTTAAGAGACTTTCTAGGATTCGGTAATTCATTCAATGGTTTTGATGGTTTCAGCCGGGCATTAGGCCGTGTATTCAATACATCAACAGATTTCAACAGTTATGGTGATGATCTAAAAAAACTAAAAGTTATTTTTTCTAATCCTGCAATGATGAAGGTTGTTTCATTGCAGTGCAATATGTTTTCTCAAGGGAAAATTTATGTGTATAATAAATCCGGTGAAAAGGTTCTTGTTACTGATCCGTTTTTAGATTTAATGAAGCAGCCCAATATGATGCAAGACAGTACCCAGTGGCTTTGGGATTATATGTTTTGGAAAATGGTTGGTAACGTATACATCAACATAGAAAGTAAGTTCATAGAAGATAATACCATGTACTTCATGAGTCCTGACAAGATGTACTTCAGGACTGAATTTAATTCAATGAAAGATAAATTCATTCGATCCAAACAAGGAAAGAATGATATAGATAATTTGATTATTGATTATCGCTTCAGTGATGGAACAACAGAACAGGTGAAGTGGTCTAATGTCATACACATCACAGATACTTCAAATGGTCTCGGTAACTGGTTTAAAGGTCATTCAAAGATAGATGCGTTATACAAGATTATAACTAACTCTGAAGAAGCAATGAACGCTGAGAACATTGCAACTAGGTTTACGGGCAAATGGGCTGTAGCAGGCGTTGCTGATCCAAACAACGTTACAGAGTTGCCATTGAGTGATGATGAAAAGCTAGATATTGAAACAAAGATGAACGGACGTAAACAAGTCCATGCATTTAAATCAATGTTAGAAGTAAAAAAATTCAACGAGAATAATCAGAACCTTATTCTTGATGAGATTTATTACAACAAGTTCTTTTTGATCGGCAACATGTTTGACATACCTCGTGATGTCCTTGAGGCTTCATTACAAGGCGGTGGTACATTCAATAATCAAGAAATGGCACGTGGTTCATACGTGTCTTATTGCTTGCAACCACATGCAGAAGCATTGATGAATAAGCTGTGTACTTATTTTGGTTCTGATAAAAATAGATTATACTGCATGGATTGGGAACACTTACCATTTATGCAGGTGTTCGCAAAAGAACGTGCTGAAACAGCATTCAAAACAACTCAATCAATATTGAACCTTCAGAAAGCCGGGGCTTCTACTGAAGAAATAAATAAATTCCTTGATACAGATTTTAAAGAACTAGTTCCACAACTTAACGCACAGGGTGCAACAATGGACAATGCAGGACAACAGCAAAACGACATCAACCAACAAGCCACAAGTCAATGAAAAAAAACTTTGTGAATCAGTGAAAGAAAAACAAAAGCAAGTAAAAGACGATAAATATATAAAGAAATGATAAAAAAATACGGCAAAGTATTCAATGATCATTCAGAAGTAATAAAATTTCTTCAACAGAAAGAAAATAAAGCTGATGTGATCCGGTGCAAAAAAGCAGCAGATAAAAACACTGATGCTTTTGGTTTTGATAATTTTCAAAATAAGTTGGCGAAAGATTTTTCCCATAAGGCAGCATCATCAGACGGTTCTAATGATACAGAAGATATTATCTACAGAACAATTGTAGGTAATACATACAAGTACATGGACTCACATGATGATGTGCATATACCGGGTATTTTCACAAAAACACTTCAGGAAAATCAAGGGAATATTTTGCACGTTCATGATCATATTTTTGAAGTAGGTGCAAAGGTAGGTGTATTTTCAAAAGTGTATGAAGAACCTGTTGACTGGGTAACGCTGGGCTTAAATAGACTAGGGCAAACGGTTGCATTACTTGCTGACTCACAAATTAGAAAAGCGTTAAACGCATCTATTTTTGATCAGTATAAAAACAATGAATTAAATCAACATTCTGTTGCAATGCGATATGTAAATATGTTTCTTTGCATAAATGATCCAAACGATCAAGAACACTATGCAAACTGGAATAAATATTTTGTTGATTTAGGCAACATGCCATTGATACTTGAACAGGGGTATTTTTGGGCAATCACAGAAGCAAAGTTGAAAGAAATTAGTCCTGTTACTAATGGATCGAATGACCTTACACCAACACTGCCAGTAGGCAAAACGCAGCCGGATGAAACCACTGCAACAACAGAAAAACACGAGCCGTCAACCGACACTCAGCCACAATTTATAAACCCAAACAACTTCTAAAATGTTTAAACTATTATCAGAAGCAGAATTGGCAAAATTGACTCCTGAACAAAGAGATCAGTATGCCAAAGACAAAGCTGCTCACGACAAGCAAATTGTTACCGATGCAGTTGCCGAAGCAACAAAAACTTTCACCAGCCAATTAGAGGCTTTGGAGAAGAAAATTCCAACAACCACTGATGAAACTGAATTAGCAACTATCAAAGGTCAGGTGACTGAATTGAAAGAGCAAATCAGAGTGATGAAAGACCTGGGTAATGCTGCAACAACTCCACAGAGCAATACGTTTGGTGCGTTGCTTGAAAAAGCATTGACTGAAGCATTACCAATGCTGAAGAAAATGAAAGCAGGCAATGAAGAAACAAAAGGCAAAGAACTTGAGTTGACTATCAAAGCAGCCGTAAACATGACCACTGTTTCTGTTGCCAATGCTTCAGGTGTAACAACTCCTGATTCTTATGTGTACAGCCAAGTGACACAGTACGCTGCTGACATTCGTGCAAATGCGTACATCATCAATTTCATGGACAATGGTACGACTGACAAACCTTCTTTGCCATACATGGACAAGGTTGCAAATCAAGGCAGCATGGCAATCACTGCTGAAGGTGCATTGAAGCCGTTGATTTCATTCACGTTTGAGTTGAGATACTCAACAGCACAAAAAGTTGCAGGACGTGTTAAAGTTTCTGAAGAAGCTCTTGACGATATTCCTTATTTGATGTCAATCATCAATGGCGAATTGCGTTACGAACATGACATTGCTGAACAAGCTGCAATCTTCACAAAGATCAACGCTATTGCAGCACCTTTTGTGGCAGGTGGCATGGCTGCTTCTACTGCAACCCCTACCAACTGGGATGCAATCAGAGCGGTTATCTTCTACCTCGCAATCGTTTCCAAAGGTCGCTACCGTGCAAACGCTGTATTGATCAAGTCTGTAGACTTGTACAACATGGGTGCAGCTAAAACCACATACGGACAATACGTACAACCTCCGTTTGTTTCTCCTGATCAATCTAAAGTGTGCGGTGTGCCTTTGATTGAAGTGTTTGATTCAACGGTTGCTGATGGTGCGTTCATTGTTGCTGACTTTAAAAAGTTGCACAGATTTGTTTACAAATCTTTCAGCATCAGAATCGGTCAAGGTATTGTGGGTGATGCCACTGCTGCCAACATTGCTTCTGACTTTGAGAAGAACATGTACACAATCATCGGTGAATCTCGTTTTCACTTGTGGGTATACAAGAATGAAGAACCTGCATTCATCAAAACAACTTTTGCAGCGGTTAAAACTGCAATTGCAGCAGCATAAGTATTGCCCTTCGGGGCTTTACTTTATTAATTATTTATCACATTAAATTATACTACCGTGGCTAAAAACCAATTTAAAGAAAAATCAGTTGAAGAAATCGCATTGATGTCTCCTGAAGAGCAAGCGATTTATGAAGCAGAAAAAGCAGCTGCTGAATCTTCTCCTGAAGTGAAAAAAGAAAAAGCATTAACCAATGATTCACTTATCAAATCACAGGCTAATTACAAAGGTGATTCAGCACATGATCTTGTTAAGATTGAAATCATCAAAGAAGGTGATGGCAAAACCAATTTTTACAAAAAAGGTGATACCGATGAAGTTCACCCGGCAACGGCTGAAATCTTCATTGAAAAAGGGATTGCTAAAAAGGTGAAATAACATGGAGCCGTTCATAGATATAGATTACTTCATTGGTGAAATTTACATCGGGCAGGCTGAACAAGATGCAGTTGAAAAAAACGTATCTGTATTCATAAAAAAATATCAGAAACAGTTTTTGAAATTCGTTTTAGGTAAAGACCTGTATGATGCTTTTGAAGCCGGGCTTGAAGCTATTACGCCTGATCAGAAATGGTTAGACTTGAAAGCACAGTTAGTGGATGAAGAAGATTTCACAAGCCCTATTGCTCAGTATGTGTATTACTGGTATCAACAAGATAACACCACACAGACTGTAGGCACTGGACAAATGAAGCCTGAATCTTTGAACGGCTATATTGTTTCCAATACAGCAAAGAATGTTAAAGCGTGGAATGACATGGTTAAAATGAATCGTGAATTTTCTACATGGTTGTATGATCATGCTGAAGATTATGATTTAGAGTACCCATATACGCCCGTATACATTTGGAACTATTATTGGCCTTGTCCGTATGCTTATCCTAATTCAGAGGCTACTAATTTGTTTGCATTTAAGAATCAATTAAACTTTTAATATGGCTTCAGAATTATTAGTTGAAATATTAGAAGATTTAGTTGCTGTTGTATCTACAAACAGACTTGTTGAAATCAAAGAAGCGGAATACGCTGCCAATGCTACTGCTGTACATTATATGTATGGATCGGATGAAGAAATTGTTGCCCGGCTTTGCTCCTTAAGCAAGGATAAAGAAACTCGGCTACAAAAATATCCTTTAGTTTGGCTAATGACTCCGTTTGATCAGTTTCAAAAACGTGGTGAACTTGACAATTTGACTTTTGATATTCTTATCATCAACGGAACAAAGGCAGATTTAATAAGCCCACAACGTTATGAAAAAAATTTCATTCCAATATTAAAACCAATAGCTGATGAATTTCTGAATCAATTGCAAGTATTTAGTTATGGTAGATACAAGCCGTTTGAAACAGGAGAAATGGAAAATGGTTATAGGTTCAATGATTATTGGGGAAAGAAAAAAGCAGTTTCATCATCAAGCAATGCAAGTGCAAATACTTTACTAGATTTCTTAGATTGCATAGAATTACGAAACATTAAATTAAAATTAGAACCTAAAAACTGTTAAAAATTTATGGGATTAAATCAAATTTCATGTGTAAAAAAAGGAGGCAATACAGGTGTTCCTAAATGCTTCCTTGATATTAAATACCTGTTTGGCATGTTCATTTTGCCAGTAGACAAAGTGTATGATGCAACTCAAACCTTAACAGCAGAGGCTTTGATAGCAGCGTTGGAGGCCGACACGCTTGATTTGGCCGAGGATAGAGTGTATCCTATTGGTAACTTTACCGGATTTGTTGACTCTTCTACTGATGCAACAAAAGAAACGCTTCAGTACGGTTCTGAATCTGTTACCAATGACGGAAAATACAAGTGGGCTTACTCTTACAAAAAAGGTGGCGTATGCTTGAATAAAGCATTGCGTAAATTCAATGGTGGTTCATACGCTGTTTTATTCTATGACATCAATGGAGTGTTGTACGGATGGAAAGACGGCGATAATTTCAGAGGCATTCCTTTGGAGTCTTTGTACATTCCTAAATTGAAAATAAACGATTATGCAACCTCAACTGTTTATTCAATTGAAATGGTTCATGATCCTATCTACCTAAACGACAACATAGGGTTCGTTGAAGGCTCTGTAACTGCATGGCAAGGAATCACCGGAATCAACGATGTTGCGCTTTCCGGTACTCGTGCCGCTGCTGTTGTAACTGCAAAAGCAAAAACAGGATGCTCTGCAACTGATCTTTATGATTTGTATGCGACAGAACTTGCTGCTGCTGCTGCATGGAAAGCCACGAATCCAATTACGGGCAACGACATCGGTATTACCTCTGTGGCTGCTGTTCCTAACTCCAAGTCATGGGCTATTACGTTGACCGCTGCCGATCCTGATTATGTAACAACAGGCGTAGTTATTTCTCTCGCTTCTCCTGCGGTATTGGACGGATTGAATGTAAGTAAATATGAGTCCAATACATTCACTGTTGCTGTTTAAGTATGAAGTACAGTATTCCTGTTGTTGACTTCAATAGCGAACAGGTTAAGAAGCAAACTAAAGAACAGTTTATAGCATCTCAACCTCACTTGGTAAAAGCCGGGTACGACTTAGGAGCCGAATACGATAAGATCGTAGGGAAACCAAAGAAAGAAGAAAAAAAAGATGAAGGGAACGATAAAAGGACTGCTTGAGAGAGTAGAACAATTAAACCTTGAGAAAGAAGTGCCGGAAATAGTGAGAGCTACATCCGGCACTTTAATTTCTTTAAACCAAAAGCAACTTTTTAATCAAGGGGTCAATGCTGATGGTGAAGTGATAGGAACATATTCATTTCTAACAGAAGTGATAAGTAAAGGCAGGAAAAAGCAGGGAACTCATTACACTTTATATGATAAAGGTGGATTTTTTAAAGGATTTAAAATAAAAGTAGACACTTCAAAAATAACTTTTGATTCAAGTGATTACAAGACATCATTGCTTGAAGATAGATTGGGAAATACAATTTTCGGACTCACAAAGGAAAGTAAATTTACATATATCAGAGGTGCTTTTAGTTCAAGAATAAAGAGTTATATTGAGAAGACAACGGGGCTTAAAATGACTAAATAAATGAAGTTGGTTTATAAAAAATGCAACGAATTGCCATTATATATTTTCATAGAAGTTCTAGTGAATGGGAGTGTAGAGCATCTTGTAAAAAATGATATTTTTTTAAAAATATTCAGCAAAAAACAATTGCAGAATATTTGGGATGAAATTTTTGCTGAATATCAAATATTAATGGATGATAAAAACGCAAATATTTCATTTGAACTATATAGAGATATTCACGTTTTTCACAATAAAATAACCATAATAAACGCATTGGTTTTTTTATTAAGACAATCTTATTCCCCCGGAGCTATTGAGTTATTACGGGGGGAGGGTTTCAATTTTAAATTTACCAAAGAAACTTATTTAGACGATTGCAATAAGGTTATATCCAGGGCGAAGAGCATAGTGATGCAGATAATTGAAAAAGAATATGAATATAATGAATTAAGAAAAAATAATGATAATGAAATAAAAGAAACAGATTATACTGATTTGCTTTTTGAGATAAGCAAGACAGCCGGGCATAGGTTATCAGCCAGGGAGATAACTGTAACTGAATTTGTATCAGCATATAATTCTTATAAACGAGCAATAGAGAGGGCTAAAAATAATGAGTAATGACTATAGATTAGAAGAGTTTGTTTCCAATGAAGGTTTTAAACAAATAACTCGTCTTAAAAAAGAATTGGGTGAAGCTCAAAAATTACTAGTTGATTCAGCAGGTGCCGCTGCAAAATTCAATGAATCATTAAGTAAAGCTTCGTCTGCAAAAGAATTTTCAGCAAATGCTGACAAAGCCGCTATTGCCGTACAGCGCCTTGCAAGGGAAACCGCAAATGCTCAACTAGCTCAAAGCAAACTTGATTTATTTCAGGAAAGCATTACCCAGAAAGCGTTAGCCCGTATTGCAAAAGAAGAAGCTGCAATAGCTAAAAAAACAAAAAAAATTGTATCTAATTCCCAAATTGAAGTAGATGCTTATAATAAGTCAGCAACAGGAGCGGGTAAAACAGGCACCGCTGTAAACGATTTAGACAAGGCACAGGCAGCCGCCGCTAATTCAGCAACCCAATACTCAAAAGCTAACCAACAATCAGCACAGGCAGCCGCTAATGCAGCCTCTGAGATTGACAAAGAATATGTTGAGTTGTCTGATCTTGATAAGTTACTGAATAAGACAACAGGAACTTTAAAACAGAATGTTGATCAACAAGTAAAATATGAAATAGAATTACGCCAAATCTCTCAGGAGCAAAAGAAATTGCGTGATGCGTTTGATTCTGGGACATTGTCGGAGCAAAAATACATTGCTGCTACTTCAAATCTAACTGTAAGAGAAGGAGAGTTAAAGGCTGGACTTCTTCAAACTAATTTAGCGATTAGGCAACAACAAAAAGAAAACGTTGCTGCTGGTAGCACCACTGAAGGATTACAAGCAAGACTTGACAGGCTACGTACAGCATACAGGGGACTAACTGATGAAGAAAAGAAAAATAGCGCTGTTGGTGGCGTATTCTTGAAAAACATCAAAGATATTGATGCCCAAATAAAGAAAACAGAAGGCAGCATGGGCAACTTCACCAAACAAGTTGGTGATTATGGCACAAAAGCTATTACGGCATTATCTTCTGCATTCATTGCATTCTTTGCTGTGAATAAGTTTAAAGATTTAGTTGTTGATGTATTTAAGGTTACTGCCGAATTTGAAAAACTTGAGTCAGTACTTACAAATACGCTTGGTTCAAAATCTCTTGCAAAAAAAGCATTAGATGATATTCAAAACTTTGCAAAAACTACACCCTTTGGCGTTCAAGAGGTTGCTGGGGCTTTTGTAAAATTAGCCAATCAAGGTTTTGTGCCTACTGTCAATCAATTGAAAAAGATGGGAGACCTTGCGGCTTCAACTGGTAAAACTTTTGATCAGTTAGCTGAAGCAATTTTAGATGCAAGACAAGGTCAATTTATTCGTTTGCGCGAGTTTGGTATACGAGGAGAAAAAGACGGAGATAAGGTAAGGTTAACATTTAAAGGTGTAACGACTGAAATAAAAAACAGCGCTGCTGCAATTGATAGTTACATAGTAGGCTTAGGAGATTTAAAAGGAGTGTCAGGGGCTGCTGCTGCTGTGTCTCAGACACTAGGAGGGCAGATAAGTAATCTTGGTGATGCATTCGATCAGTTCTTATTAAAAATTGGAGAGGGACGATTAAAGCCTATTTTTGCAGGGGTTGTTAACGGGTTAACCTCTATTCTTAATGTATCAATTGATTTGGTCAAAACCTATGATCAAAGATTGAATGATATTCAAAATGAAAGAATATCAAAAGATGTCGAAGCAAGGAAAGTTGCCAATGATAAAGAAATTCAGGATAGAGTTGATAAAGGAGAAAAATTAATTGCCGTTCAGCTTGATGTTTACAAAAGAGAAGAAGCTTTGCAAAAAGAATTTAGAGATAAAGACACTCAATTACTTCAGTTTAAAAATGCTGAGTTAATAGGATTAGAGAAGGATTTAGCTAATGAACGAAAAAACAATGGCGCAACTGACACTGCTAGGCAATTGAGTCAACAAGTCAGTGATGCAAAATTATACATTCGTCAGTATGAATATGATTTAAAGAAACGAACATTCTTAGCCGATGATTACGCACAAAAAATAAATACTATTGAGAAAAACGCTGCTACTGCAAATGCTGATGAATTAAAAAAGATACGTGATTCTGAATATCTATTAGCAAAACAAAGACTTGAAATTGCTCGTGATACATCCGGTGTTATTGTAAAAGATGAAAAGGAAGATTTTAATACAAGAATAACAGCCGCTGGAGTTTTTTATGACAAACAAATTAAATTAGCAAAACTTACTAGTAATCATGATCTAAAGCAAGAAGGGATTGATGCAAATGACAAAATAAGAATCAGAGAAAAACTAAAAAACGATTTAATTAAAATTGACTTAGATAAAAACAAAGAGCTAAATGATATTGCGGTAAAAGCTGGTCGTGAAGCTGAAGCGGAGTTTGATCGAATTGCCTCTAAAGAGCAAAGAGATAGATTGACCGCCAATAAAACCGCACTTCTAGCAATTGAAGAAGCCAGGGATAATGAACTTTCTAATATAGTAGGTAATTCTCAAGCTGCTGCTGACAAAAGATTTCAGATAGAAAGAAAATATGCTCTTCAGTCCATATCATTAGAAATAGACCAAACACAAGCTATTTTAGATCAACAAAAAATAAGGGCACAAGGTGATGTTGGTTCACTCAATAAAATTCAGGAATTAGAAACACAATTAGCTGCACTTAGAAGAAAGTATAGAGAAGAAGAAGATAAGGAGGATGTAAAAGGTAACAAAAGAAAGCTTAAGAATTTTAAGGAGTTTCTAAAGGAGTATGGAGCTGCATTACAAGAGGTATTGAATGGTATAGGCCAATTAGCAGATGCGTTATTTGAAAAACAACTTCAAGGCATTGAACAACAAAAAAATGATCAACAAGAATATTATGATGCACAAAAAACTAATATTGAAAATTCTACAGCATCTGAAGAAGAAAAGAGGTCTAAAATAGCTTTATTGGATGCAAAAGATGCAGCAAGGAAAAAAGAATTAGCTGATAAAGAACAAAGGATAAAATTACAACAAGCAAGGGTTGATAGGCTTATTCAAATAGCAAATATTATTGCCTCAACGGCTCAGGCTGTAATTTATCAATATGGTGTTGGCGATCCATATACAGCACCAGAAAGGGCGGCATTAGCTGGAATAATTGGAGCTATACAACTAGCAACAGTTCTTGCAAGTCCTTTACCAGCTTACGAAAAGGGTGGTGTTCACCCTAAAGATGGCATGGCTTTGTATGGTGAAAAAGGTGAAGAATTATATATAATGCCTGACGGACAAATGGGTTTAACACCTTCAACCCCTACAGTTGGCTTTGTTCCCGGTGGAACAGAATTTTTATCTCATGATAGATTGAAAAATATGATTGCCAAAGGAACATTAAGTAATTTCGTTTCTGATAATTCAACAAAAATTGATTTCAATTTAGGTAAATTAATGATGAATGATAATAAGAATTTCCAAGATTTGAAAAAGCAATTCGGCAAAAGAACACTAAATACCACTATCACAGAAAAAGGATTACGACATGTGTATTCTGATCAGAATAGCAAAACAACATATTTAAATAGAAATTTAAGAAGAAGATAATTATGCAGAAGCCTGATTTTAGATTTCAGATAATAGCTTTTAAAAATAGATACACATTGGCTCATTCTCCGGTAGGTTGGGAGGATATAGAGTTCAGTGGAGAAAAGACAGAGTTGTATAAGGTTATTAGGAGATCATTTTCATCTACACTGAAATTTGTAGTAGAAGGTGCAGACATCTTATCAAATGTTTTTTTTGAAGAAGGAATTGATGGAGAAGCTCAATTAATCATAGATGAATTTAATACAGATAATTATTTATATGAAAATATTGTAACAGCCGATTTTGATTTCTCAACATTTTCAAAAGATGAAGATGGAGTATCTATAAAAACTTTAGACGTGGGAGTTGTTGCAAATTTAATTGCACATGATGCCACAACTTATGAAGTTCCTTTAGATTACAATCCGGAAGCAGTTACTATAAATATTGGATCATTGTCCGTAGATGAACACGCCGATTGGGTTACTGTTGAACAAAACGCTTTTGCTTTTAATAATATAATTCAGCCTTCAATAATATTACAAGATGATACCACTTCTGATGAATTAGCTATACCCAACAGCGTTTCTTATTATGCAGGTTCTTCTACAATAGGGGTTACGTCTTTTATTAGCTTTGGAGCTAATCTAACAGCTAATCTAACAGGCAACGCATCTGTAAGAATTGGAATTAATCAAAATTGGCCTAGTAATACAATAGGTAGGATGTTTGTTTTTTTGAGAGATTTAAATAGTAGTGATGTCTATTTATTAAAAACAATATTTTATGATCAGACTTTGGGAAGATTTCAAACTTTTAATTTCGATATAAATAAAACTGTTTCAGTAACTAATACAACTCAGTTTGCATATTACTATGCCTATGGACAGCCTATAGGTGATTCACCTGATTCGGCACCTGGATTTTATATAGATGTAAAGGCGTTAAATTTAAAATTTCAATACAATGCGTATGAAGATGATTACATCTGTAAGGGCTTGCGTCCTATGTCGCTGTTTCGTTCATTAATTGAGCAAATAAATCCGGGGATAGATACAGAAACAATTTCAAATATATTATCTACATCACCTTGGAACAGGTTATGCGTGACATCCGGGGATAGCTTAAGAGCCATCCCCGGCGCGGTTATAAAAACAAGTTTAGAAGACGCTTTTACCTCTTATAATGCAGAATTAAATTTAGGATTAGATTCATATGATAATAAGATAATAATTGAAAAATATTCTTTCTTTAGAAATCAATTTAAAAGAAAATTACAATTAGGTGAGGTTAAAAATTTAACCTTTGACCCTGATTTACTATATGCTTATAGTGGAATAAGTGTTGGTTATGATAATCAAGAATACAGAACTCTAAACGGAAGGGATGAACAAAACACTCTGGAATCATGGGTTACAAAAAGCAATAGAGTACAAACTATAAAATTAATTAAAAGCGTATACCGTGCTGATAGTCGGGGTATGGATCAATTAATAATTGACAACAGGCAAAATCAAACATCAGACACAAAAAGTGATAACGAAATTTTCTTTGTTTATTTAAAAGAATTTGCTGAAGAAGATGGGTCATTCAAGCCTGAGGGGGTAGATATATATGCGAATGTAGAAGGCTTAGCTTCATTAGACAGATCGTATAATACTATACTTTCTCCACGTCATATGCTACTTAGGAATGCGGGAGAGTTAGCCATACAAATGGCAATACAACAAAAAGGTCAAATCACATTTAAATCTTCAGAAAAAAATGCAAACATGGTACTGACTAATTTTGATGGATCAAAATTTATAGAAAAGGGCGAAATTAATTATGAAGATATTTCAAATCCTATTTCATTACCAGTGATAGCCACGTTTGAAACATCAATAACAAATAAAAAATTCAAAGATTTCATAGAAGATAAAAGCAATTATGGCTATATTGAGTTCAAGTATAAAGGTAAAATACTAGAAGGATTTGCTGATAAGGATTCATTTATTATAGATAAAAATATATCTAAACAAATTAAAGTTTCAATGAGTCCTAGGTCATTATTAGCATTGCAAGAATTAAACAAAAAAATACCGAGAGTATAAAATGGCTAACGAATTTTATATATCAACCGCAAATCCTATAAGGTTTTATCCTGAAGAAGATAATTATGATCCGGGAGTATACTACATTAGACAGATGGAAGATGCCCCTTACTTCAAACAGATACGAGATTATCAAAGTAAAATAATTTACAATCAAAAGTATACACTTCAGGATTCTCCAATGATTCAGATGATGTCAACATATACTGATATTGTTTGTGAATTAATTGATTGCGTGAGTCATATCGCTGTAGATAGCTTTGCAGTAAATCAAATTGCTACAAATTTAGTTGATCAAGATTTTAGTGTATATCAAACTACGTGCGAGTTTCTTAATGAAGGATTATTCTTATTAAAGTTAAAATACAAGAATCCGGAAGATGCAAATTATACTGTTTTAGTTTCAGAACCGTTAGAGATAAAAGAGGTACACAAAAATACATTACGATTTGAATATACAAACAGTAAAAATGAATTCTCAATTATTTTTGATTCCGATTTTACTGGGATAGTAAGATGCGAAGGTGATATTTTAGAGTATCAACCAGCATCAGACAATACCATTTATACAGATCAAGTTAGAAACACCACTTTAACGAGGTCTGTTCCTTATAGTAAGTATTCGTTAGTTATCGGCGGAAATGTAAATAAAACATATGGCGGTGTGCCTGATTACATGGTTGATATAATAAACCATGTAATGTCATGTGATCAAGTTAAAATTGACGGCAAATATTTCACTAAAAGTGAAGGTTCTGATTGGGAAGAATTACGATTTCAAAATTATCCATTATCAGCACAACGGATTTCAATTAGCAGAAGCGAAAACAAATTTCAATTAGAGCTTGAAAGCAATTCACCAATAGAAGATATGGCATTTGTCTATAGAAAATTATCGTATTTAGCCAATGTAGCTGACATAACGATAACAAATATTTTAAAGCAATATACAGGACTTGTAAAGATATGCTTTAGGAATGCTGGAACTCCGGTATCAATACGGGTGTTTACCACCACAACTGGGAATGTTGATGATATAGATCAAACTCTTACAATTTCAGGAGCATCTACTACACTTGATTTTAATCAATTTTTTTCTTCGGATAAAGTTTTAAAAATAACATCTGATGATTGGACATCACTAGATGTTTTTGTTGTTTACGAGAAATTAGACGCAAATAATACGTCAGGTTCAGGAAGCGGAGGGGGCATACAAGTTGGAATGGTTGTAATCTATGAAGAAATAAATGAAGGAGATTTTGAATTAGATTTTGATACTTCAACAGGATTAGGAAGGGCTGACCGGGCATATTTTGGGTATGCTGTTTGCAATGGCGATCATAACACAAAAGACAGGAGAGGTAAATTATCAAGGGCTGTTGACGGCATATCAGAACAACCTGGCACAGATGGTGGTAACAATTTAATTACAATTACTGTAGAACAACTTCCTGAACATTCACATAGATTATTTGGTGATAGCTATCAGGCCGCACCTGATCCGGGGAGTGTAAATAATCTAGAACCATACGTAAGGCCTACAGCGGGTGCTGATGAAGTGCTAGCATCAATGGGTGGTAAATTAGGATATGATCAAAAAAGAGACAGTGTGTCAACAAGATTAGAGCCTGAAATTGGTAGAACAAGTTTAGTAGGATCAGGTGAAGATTTAGATGTTACAAATGAATTTACTACAGATATTTACATTAAAAGAATATTTTAATTATGTCTAAAAGAATAATACATTTAACTGCATTAAAATCAGAAGATTTAACAGATTTGATAATTGTACTATCAAAATTGAGATATGGTACAGATCCTACTTTTGATAATCCTCTAGATATTGTCAATAAAAGATATGTTGATGAAGTAATAGAAGACATAGGTGGCGGTGCATTTCTCAGGGTAGATGGAGGCAATGAAATGACAGCCCCATTGCCGATGGGAGGATTTTCTGTAACTAAAATAGGAGGATTGCTAGATAACCAAGCAACGCCAAAAATATTTTTCAATCCAGCTAACAGGTCATTTTTTGATTTAAATGGACAACAAATAATTTCATTTACTTCTCTTTTAACCGGATTAGATATTTATAATAATGACGGATGGAAGGGCGCATTAAGATTTACCAATTTAGCTTCTAATGAAGTGTTTGAATTTCCATCAACAGGCGGCACACTTGCTAAAATATTAAATACATCTTACGGCGCCGGATGGTCTGGTAACACTGCTAGTTCCCCAAGTGCAGATAAATTATATACTAAAATCGCCGCTTTAGATGCTCAAATTACAGCACTGTCTTTGTATTTAGGTAAGTATGTTTCATTAGTAGCTTTACAAACTGCTTATCCAACTTCTACAAGCGGGCACTGGGCTATAGTTGATCCCGGTGCCGGGACAAATGCCACAGAGTATATTTGGGATGATAATGAAGGATGGGTAATAGGGTCAGGCAGCGCAGGTGTAGCATCTGTATTTGGTCGTACTGGTGTAGTGACTGCTATGGCAGGTGATTACACCACAGCACAGATTACCGAGGTTACTAATTTGTATTTTACAGTCGCTAGGGTATATTTATCTGCTTTAGCAGGATGGACACCAGCAGCGGGTGCTATTGCTAACGGTGACACCTTACAGCAGGTATTACAAAAATTAAGTGGTAATATTTCGGCATTATTAACGCTTCCCACATACCCTGGGAATGATAATCAGAAATATGAAATAACAATCATAAACGGGGTTGTCTCATGGACTCCTGTAACGTACGTCAAGGGTACATCCATAGCCAACAAAGCAAAATTGCAGGCCGATCTAACAAGCGACTGGGATTCTACTCAAACTTATATAGGCACTACATCTGGTGCTATTACCGGAACAAAAGGAGGAGAGAAATATAAGGGCTTGGCTGGTAATGGGAATTGGTATGTTTACGAGGCTTTAGGTGATAATGAGTGGACTAGGTATTTAATGCAATAAAAAAATATGGGACTAGAATATACTTTATGGACAAGATCGAGCAGTGCGTTTGTATCTGTTCAATCAGGGAATTGGAATGCCATCTCGACATGGAAAATAAAAGGGACTGACGGCAATTTATACCCGTGCCCTTTTGTGCCTGAACGTGGCAATGATGTTTACATCGAGGCAGCTCATACTGTTACGTGTACACAAAACGAAGCCTGCAAAGACTTAAATTTAAATACGACACAAGACGTTGTAAGAATAAATACAGGTGCTTTCAAGCTGGATATTTATGGAAACAGGGGGGATTATTCAGGCACTCATTCGACGGCTGTTTTTTCTTCTGCCAATGCTGGCATAGCCGGATGGATAGCAGGTACTTTAAGATTTAAAGGCACTTCTAGAATTATAGCCAGTGCTGCCAAACCAGTAAGCGCAAACGCAAGATCATCAGGTTATACTTTAGAAGTAGATATTGCTGTAGGGCAAAAATTACAAATAGATACGCTTACCGTAAGATGCGGATTCCTTTTGATAACATCGGGAGAGTTAGAGATAATTCCATACAATGCCACATCTTATGAGATTAGAATTTCAGGTAATGACTATACAGCGCAGCCTGGGGACGGTGTTAATGGCGGTACAGTTACAGTAAAATCAAACGGAAAATTAACTGTAGGCAGAATATTTAAAAACTCTCCTACAAGTGCAAAGAATGGACTAGACAACTTCACTATTGATGCAGGAGGTGTATACACGCCTACGCTTGCGGCATTAGTAGTACCTTGTATTGCGTATGCTCTAAATGGAACAGTATCGTTTACTCAGTCACTAGCTCAAGAATGGATTGCCAAGGGTAGTAATGTTGATTCTGTTGCGGTATCCACTTATTCGACCGTTAAAATAGGTGGAGGATCATTTGCCAAGACTCTAAAAACGAATACAACTATAAACACGTTGCTTTCTTTTAGTGATGCCTTGGCAACAGTTTCTCTTGGTGGTTTTACTGTTTCTTATGGAACGTCGGCGGATATAGAATATACAGTCAGCAGAAACATCGGCAACGAATTGCCCAATTCCGGTGCTGGAACTGCAATTTGCCGAAATCTTTTGATAGGCACCGGAATTGTATTAAACTTACAAGGCAGAACAATAAACATAAGAGGCTCTATTGTTGGGGGCGGTTCAACTACCAACGGAACTTTAAATATAAACCAACCTTAACACATGAAACATTTATTAATTTTACTATTATCACTTAGCTTATTTTTTGCTTGTCAAAAGAAAGCTATTGAACCGCTTGTATCAAATGATGTAAAAAGTTATAGAGACACTGGAAGCGACGATTATAAATCAGTAAAGAGCGGTAAATATTCAGACCCTACTACTTGGAATAAAAAAGTAAGTGGCGTATGGGTTTCTGCAACTGACTGTCCAGGGATCAATAACTCTGTTTGGCTTGAATCTTTGTATTGCGTTGATATTGATTCTAATTTTGAATGTAAAGATTTGCATATCAATTGTGATGTTGATACACTAAGAATTAACACGGATTCAAATAGGTTAGATATTTATGGTACGATCTATACGTATACTGGATCATATCCTGGAACATTATTTCTTGCTGGTACGGCAGGCGTTCCAGGCTTCATATCTGGCACACTTCGCTTTAAAACAAATGTAGGGACTCGACGCATTTTCGATACCCAAACCATGAGCGCAAATTCTCAAACTGCTGGCTGGAATATGGAGATAGATTTTCCATCAGGAGATACGGCTATTCATTATTATGCTACAACTCGTTGTGGTAATTTGTCTGTATTATCTGGCACGCTTGAAATTCAACCGTATAATTCTACAGGATATGAAATCAGAGTAGCAGGAAACGACTATACAGCACAACCAGGGGACGGCGTAAGCGCTGGCATAGTTACAGTAAACAGTGGCGCTTCTTTAGTAGCTGGAAGGCTGCTTAAAAACAACCCAACATCAGCGGCCAACGGGTTGTCTAATTTCATTATACAGTCAGGTGCTAAATTTACACCTACGCTTTTAAGCGAAGTCGTTCCGACACAATCGTATAGTATTTTAGGAGATGTAATTTTCGATAGATCAGCTAACCAAACATTCATCGGAAAGGGCGGCAATGTTGACGCTGTAAATATTCAAAATTACACCAATGTAACAATTGGAGGCACAGGTAACAAAACGCTTGTAACTAATACCGTGATAGGAGGAGAATTAAAAATAACATCGAGTGCAAACTTGAATAAATCTACCTATTCATTATCATACGGATCTACATCCGACTTGCATTATACCTTAAGTAGAACAAAAGGAACTGAACTTGTTTCGTCTGGTAGTGGATCAGCAATACCGGAGGATCTAATTATAGATTCAGGTTACACATTAAATTTAGGAGGCGCAACAGTCAATATTCGGGGTGCCCTAATTGGATCAATTACAAATGGTACAGTCAATCAATTTCAACCATAAGAAGAATGAAAAATATAATTTTATTACTCTCAATTGTATTTGCGTTTTCACAGGTTAACGCACAATGCACAAACCCAAACATCACACCTTGCAATGTAACAGTAGGAGGAAGTTTAACACTTTCTTCTGGAACATTATTAAACCTAAATGGTCAAGTAATTAGCCCTGCTAACGGCGGTACCGGATCAACAGCGAGTGGTTCAAGTGGTCAGTATCTAATATGGAATAACGGCACAGGCGGAGGTCAATGGACTACAATCGCTCCATATTTTGCTCAATCTGATTCGATAACAAAAGTTGTTACATTAACTCAGTTTAATACTGGGCAGGCTGCTAAATTAGGAGTTTCAAGTAATGCTGTATCAGCTACTAAATTAGTTACAGCTAGAACTATTAACGGTGTTTCTTTTGATGGCACAAGTAATATAAGCATACCCGTTTCAGCTTCTTTATCAGCTCCTACTTATGGTCTTTCTATTACTTCTGGCACGGCATTTCAGCCGAATGCATCAAACGCTTCTTTTGTTACTGTATCATCTACTTTGAATGCTGCGTTAGGGGTTACCGGAACGGTCACTATTGCCTTGTCGCCGACCTCAGGAGGAACTTATACCACTGTTAGCACAGACGCTTTATTGATCGCCGTATTAGGCGTAGCAGTAGATAAGATAAGTGGTACGATACCTGTGCCCGCTGGGTATTATGTAAAAGTCACGTATGGAGGCTTAACGCCACCTACAGGTACTTATTCTAAAATAACATTACAATAGCAAATTAAAAAGCCCTTATGAAAGTAAGGGCTTTTTTTATATCTTTATATTATGAAACCATCTAAATCAGTATTTGAAGAAGCTGTAAAATTTGAAGCCCTTAAACTTGAGGCTTACTTGTGTCCTGCTAATGTATGGACTATTGGTATTGGCACAACAGTTTATCCGAACGGTAAAAGAGTTCAAAAGGGTGACAAATGTACACGAGAACAAGCTATACAATACTTCCTTCATGACATGGGATTGGTAGCGACACAAGTGGACAGTGTGACTATTGATAATATCAATCAAAATCAATTCGATGCTTTATGTTTATTTGTTTATAATGTAGGATTTCCTGCATACAAGAACAGTAATCTAAGGAAAAGAGTAAATGCAAATCCCAAAGATGTAGCTATACGTTTAGAGTTTGATAAATGGACTAAAGCCAATGGAGAGCATAATAAAAAAGACGATGATGGGGATGGTTTAATTGATGAAGTTGGAGAGAAACAAATTTTAGGTGGATTAATTAAAAGAAGAACAGCAGAAGCAAATTTATATTTTAGAGTATGAAAAAATTCCTAACATCATTATATCTTTCTTTATTCAATAACTCTGAAGGATTTTCAGGCAGAAAAGTAACTGCTGCTGTATTGACTATTTGTGTAGTTTCCGGAGACATTAGATATTTTCAAGTATCTGATGTTTTATTTGTTGACATATTTACCGAATGGTTGATAGTACATTTGTCTGGTGTGGCCTTCTTTTTGGCACTGATCAAGGTTGCAGACATCATCGCACTTCGTACAGGCATAGTTACCAAAGAAACAAGCACGACTACCGAGACAACAAAAGAGACTACTAAAATAGAGTCCGATGAAAAATAATTATGCGCTGATTATTGCTATTATATTTGCCTTGCTCCTGTTGGTGATAGGATTTTTATATATGCGTATTGAGTCATTAGAGGCCGACAGGCAAGCGCAATTTGTTAGGGATGCCAATGTAAGGGACTCCCTTCAAACTAAAGCCTATGAATACGCGGACAGTGTTGCAGCAGCCAATCAGTCAACCCATGTAAAGACAACCGAAAGAATCATTCACACTATAGAGACGATACGTTATGAAATGGATAGTACTGGCTTTGATCCTGATAAGCTGCCTGTGTTCTGAATCCAATGCACAGGGACTTTATGATGTTAAAGAACATGGTGACAGCATGACTATGCATAAAAAAATGTATTCTGGCATGCGTACATGGTCTGTAAAAGCGAAACAGCAAATACAATATCAGGACTCTGCAATTGTGGCGCTACAAAGCACTGTAAGCGATTTAAGCAATCGTTTGGTTTTGCGTGACACATTACTGCTTCAGAAAAATGAAACCATTGAGAGGCTTAATAATGCCATTAAAAACTGTAACCCTAAAATAAATATACTAAAAAGACCAGAACCATATATTATGGCTCTGGTCGGAATTCTTACCTATGCCGTTGCTACTGGTAAGCGGTAATCAACGGCTTCTTATTATTCGGTGTTCTTAATACTATTTGTATTTCTTTTAATGTAATAACAATGCCTAATGCATTAGAAATCATTTTGAAAGTTGTTGTTTTGCCTAAATTAGTATACATGTCATGTATTTGATCCCTGTACTTATCAGATAAATCTTTTCTGTTTTTTAAAATAAGTTTTTCAGTTAGCCTATCTAATGCTTTATGACCCTCTTGAGTCAAATACACTCCTTCTGATTCCATTATTTTACTTTTACAAAAATCTCTCTCGGTTCTGTATCTTGTTGGAATGTTTTACCAATCAGATAATCTGAATCTGAATCATAACGTTTCCCATCATAGAGAACACCTATTGATTTGTATTGATCTTCATCCCAATCAGGATTTCCTTCAATGTCTTTCTTTCCATAATGGGTAGTTATTTAATAGATTTTGCTTTTTTGAAAGATGGATTTACAGCCATTCCAGCTTCCAGCCAATTAGCTAATTCATGTAGTCTTTTCTCTGCAACTAATGACCACCAAAAGACTAATAGATATTGAGGTATACTGAATTTATGTTTATCAAATTCAGTAATTAATTCTTGTGGAGTTCTTTTCATTTTGCTTTAAATCTTGACTCATTAATTATCAACTGGTCTTTATCGTTGAAATGATGGCACTTGTCGCAAAGACATATTTCTTCTTCTTGATCATTTCTAGGATCAGCGCCTATAACCCAGTCTTCTGCTGACTCATTTATTCTGGATTCATCATGAAATATTGTGTAACCTGTATAGTGTTCTTCATATAACTCTTTACAATTATCACAAGTCATTGTATAGCATTCTACTTTTTCAATTCCCATAATTACTTTTGTTTAAGTGCTTCGTTTTCCTGTGTAAGCTTTTCGATTTCATTTGATGCAATAGATAAAGCTTTCTTATACTTATCAATCTCTTTGCGCTGCTCTTCGATAGTGGCTTTTAATTGGTCATTAATAGATTTTGCTCCTTTCATATTATTGTTGAAAATTCTGTCTTTCTCTTCTAGTTGGTATTTGTGAAACAATTTTAAACCTTCAAGTTGGCATTTTACGTACATAAACTCTTGCCCTGTCTTGTCTTTGAAATGTAATTCCAGATCATCATAAGACTCAAATTTTTCACCTTCAATTCCTTTGGCTACTGTTTTGGCTACTTGATCCATGAAATACTCCAGGTCTTTCACTACTTCATCGGGCGCAACATAATGCCTTTTTCTGTTTGAGCATCCATTGGTATCACAGTGATTTAATCCGCATGGAGTTGTGCATTCACTCGGCACATTCTCGGGGGTGTTAGTTGTTTCGCTCAT